TTTACTTCAATTTTATTACCATCTTTTTTAACAACAATACCATCTTCAGGTTTCATCGCTCTAAATACTTTTAGAACTTCACCATCCGAAGCACCTGTCATGTCCAAGACATCTTCTTCTTCATCGTCTTCAGAGCCAAAATCTTCACCACCAAATTCATCGGTATCGGTTTCTTCACCACCCATGTCATCGGTATCGACTTCCTCTTCTTCACCGGATTCATCACCTTCTTCAGATCCAAAGTTTTCTTCAGATCCAGTTTCGTCTTCTTCTTTTTCAGGTACTTCTACCTCTTCTTCTTCATCCGCTTCTTTAAGTAAATCTTTTAGTCCTTGTTTCATTGTTGACTCAAGTATACCTTTTGCATTCTGTTTTACGGCATCTTCAAGGTTTTTAACTTGAAGTAATGCTTGTTCTAATACTGAATTTTTACTCATTTTTGTTTTTCTTATTTAAATAAATATTATGTTTTTTTAAAAAATCCTTTTTAACAACACTTTAACCTAAAGAAAAGTGTTATCTATATAAAAAATTATCTAATTTTCCCATTAGACTTTTCATTTTATGTTCCTGTGGATTAGTTTCTTCGATAGATTCTTGGTACTTATTTCTATCTGCAAGGTTTTTGAATACGTAAGCTCCTGGTGTAGAGGGTGATGACACTAAGTCGAAACAAACTAGTTCAAAATCGTCTTGAACAACGTTTTGTCCACCTACATTTTTTAATGAACCAACACCACGAGAAGAAATACCTAATGTTGCACCATTCATTAACAACATAGATGCTTGGTCACCTTTACAACTAATTATACCCATTTTTCTCCACCCCGGAGTTGTGTATAATTTTATCTTACCCATCAATATTTTACCGTCCCACCATGTTTCCACTATTGAGTGTGATACCCTATCCAAATCAATTAATGATGATGATGGGTGGTTTAATTCGTTTAAAGCACCACCATTTTGAATAACGGTTTGGTACTTATCATTTTCACGCATCAATATGGCTTTAGGATAGAATCTACCGTTTTTATTTGGGGTGTCGTATTTTTGTAACACGGCATAGAAAATCGGGTCTTCCCTCGAGAAGTCCAAATCTTTCATTTCCGTAATAATTTTTTTGTTATTTACGTCGTCAGGGGAAATATAACCGGCGTCATATTCTATTAAAATCCCTCTACCAACTTCGTTCGGGCCTAAAATTTGTAAATTTCGTGGCAACATAGTACTATATTTTACTATATAAATACTATGAAAAAACAAAATCACATCAATTACAGTGAATTGATGTGATTTTTTTACTTGATAATACTAATGTTAGATTTTGTTTTTGTGGAAATTAAATAGATCTTTATCTATCAGTTCATCATTTATGATTGTTTCTATAAATGTTTTAATTTCCGTTTTTATTGGTTTTGATTTAACGTCAAAGAATTCGTTAACATATAACGTTATTTCCAAGTTCATAAACGACCTTTTATTGAGTTTGATACCATTAGTTTTTATATCAAGATCAACAATACTTTGTTGTTTAAATTTCCTGTCCTTTAATTCATAGATTCTGTTTTTTATTTTCCGTCTTGATTTATGTACCAATACGTCAAAATCTACATCGTCATGACTGGGCTCCACCCAAGAATTAAGTTTTAAATAAATTGTTTTTAAGTTTTTAAAATCGACAGTTCCATAGCCGATTTTTACATTGTTATATTCCCCTAACGGAATATACTTTCCTACCTTCATGTTTCTTTATGTCATATATAATATTTTTATGGTGTATATATAAAAATAACGAAAATTTTTGTCATTTCAAAAAAATTAACATAAAAAAACCGCTTTTATACTAAAAAGCGGTTTATCTATCCATAAATGGTAATTATTCCATGTCTTTTAAAAGATTTGTCAACTTATAAAAACTATATTTTGAAACCTCAGTATTTTTTACTTGTTCTTTAACATCGATTAATTTTTGTACCAAAGTATCGTCTTTAGACTCAGTTACTAGTGAAGTAATTTTATTTAAAATAGATTCTTTTAATGTATCAACTTTGCTGTTCAATTCATCATTATCCAAGGATAGAATGTTTCGTAATTCATCTTTTTCTTCTTCATTTAATGCCGTATCATAATACGAATTAAAATTGTTTGTCATAATCGTGTGTAACAATAATTCATTTCCCGTAAATTCGGTAGACTCAGTTACATAATCTGTTGCAAATATAGGTTTTTCCGTTGTGATAAATTTCACGATATTTTTCTTAGCTACAACTTTTTTATCTAAATTCCTTAACGTATCTATATCTAACAATTGATCCAAAGCGTCATAAGTTTTATTTTCTTCAATAATAACATTATCTAAAATTGAATTTAACTTTTTACACGTTCCTTCAACCAATACTTTCTTATCGGATAACATTGTACTAATTTGTTCAACGTATAATTTAGCCGTATCCGGATCGTCGATAAATTTATTTTCAACGTCTTCGTAAAACAAATATAAATTTCTAAACTCTTTGTCTTTTTTTATTATGTTTACGATTTCTTTTATTTCCGATTTATTATCTGAAATATATGATTCAGTAAGTTTTTTAACTAACTTACTTTTAGTTATACCGAATGTCCCCATTTTAGTCTTTAATTATATCTTTTAGTTTATTTGTTATTTCATAAATATTACGCTGTGCCTTATTGATATCAAATAGACCATTAAAAGTTTCTGTATCATTAAACATACTTAAAAATTTTTCTTCTTTTGATTCACTTAAAGGTCCTTCTCCACCGCCTCCACCACTAGGTGGTGCTGGTGGTGCCGCTGGTTCGGACGAACCTCCTCCACCGCCTAATCCCATATCACCGCCAGGTGCTTCACCCGCTATACCCGAAGATTCAATCTTTTTCCTTTCTTCTTCCGAAATACCGTATTTAGAGTCAACCTCGTCGAATACACCCGAACGTTTAATGATTAATTGGGTATTTGTTAATTCAAATCCCATTGCTCTTTCGATACGTTGTTGTTGTAAGTCAAGGATAACTTCACTATCACTCATACCAAGAATATTTTTCTTTGCCCAAGTATGCGACACAGGAAGAATACCCATTTGTGATTGGTCTGAAGTTGCATCTTTATACAAGGTAATTTTTTCTTTCCATTGTTCGATACGTAATAAATCAGATTGTGCTGACGGATTTGTTAACGATAATGTGAAATTATCTAAATCATCTTCAAAACCTAATAAGTAAAGGTGAACTAACGCAATTTTATTTAATTCCTGTATTAAAGATTTTTGAATCCTATTAATTGTTCTAGCAAAACGAATATCCATTAATGCTAACGTTTTTCCTTCACCAACAACCTCTTCGAATCCGATGAAGGCTTTAGGTATACGTAACGCGGCAAGCAATTTCTTTTGTATGTACTCGATGTCAGCAATTTCCCCAAGATTTTGTGCTCCCGGTAATGTTTCGATTGGACTACTTTGTTGTGGGTCACGAACAGGAATAAAATAATCTTGGTCAACCGCCATCTGATTATATCTCATATCCACCTGACCATTTCTTGGGTCAGCAATTACGTCACGTTTAAATTTGTTTGCAACACGTTGTACATATGGTTCAATATCTTTATCGTCCATGTTTCCAACAAATACTTTGAAAACACGTCTTTCAGGTGCTCTTGATGTTCTATAAATTAACATTGCATCCTCGGCTAGAAGTAATTGTTTCCAAATACGTCTAATTTTATCTAACATCGATGTTCCGTATGGTAATTTTCTATCATCACCCAATAATCTAAAGTGAGCTATTTCCCAAGATTGAAATTCTAAATCTTTATTTTTCCATTGAAATTTTAATTCCCTTGGTGGTAATTTCATTTCCATGCTCATGTTGGCGGTTTTATTAGATAAACCCTCAACACGTTCAATTTCTATGTTCGGTAATTGTTGACAACCGATAACACCCTTTTCAGGATTAATTTTCAAATAAACAAAGTCATCACCGTATTTACATACGCCCCTAGCCCACATTTGTAGATTAGTGTTTACATCCAATTTATTTACAAATAAATCTTCTAAAACACCTTTAACCCTATCCGATTCTGAATAGATAGTTAAGATTTGTCCTTTTTCGGACATCGTTGTAGATTCTTCAGCGTAGATGTCTAACGCGGCAGAAATCTCCGGAGTAAATTCCATTGATTCGTAGTCGTAATATGCCGCCAATCTGTTCGGTTCATAATAAACCGATTGATTATATAATGATTGATCTAATTTAGCCCATTTATCGGCAATGTATGAAGATTGTTGGGCTTGTAGTAAGGCTTTTTCATATTCTTCCTTACTGTCCGTTTTTAATATCTGATCTTTCGAAAAATTAAAATTTGGTTTGTCTTCCGGTTTCGCTTGTCCGGGGAATCCAAACATCTTTGTTAATTTTTGAAATATAGTTAAATTTGTATTTTCCATATATATAAATATCTTTCTAGAATATAAGTATTTTAATTTTTACTATAAAGCTCATTTTCGTTTAGGAAATAACCACGAATATTCCCTATAAGCTTCTTTTGGAACATCCGTAGGATTAGAGTAAAAGGATGTTGATGAATCCACTTGCATGAATCCAACTGGATCGAACGTTGTACCATATGAATAAAACGATTTATTAGGTTCATACGTCCTTTCATTTATCATCCATGAATCCAACATTGCTTTATTTTTATTTTCATTCTTTTTCAACTGTGAAAACGAAATGTCACCAATGTACAGGGCTATCGCCATTGACATTATAGCGTCATCGTGTGCACCCTTCATATGGTCAGGTCTACCATTAAGATAAACAAATGTATTTAATTCGGCTAGTAATCTTTCGGATCTTATAATAAAACCATTTCTTAACTGTTCTTCAAATGCTGAAACAATTTGTGTGCGTTTATTATTGAAATTTAATCCCGGAATTTTTTCTAATGCCTTAGAGTTATAACTCCACATATCTTTAATATTGATCCCGTCAATAAATAAATCCTTATAATTCATTTCTTGAAGTTTTCTTGATGTTGCAATTCCCATACCACCCGTAATATCTATTCCGATAAAACAATTATACATAGTTCCCCATCTATAAGCAATGTCGGCTAGATTATCGGGAGGAATCTTTCCAATATATTCTAAAACTTGTTCCCTATCGTCAAAGTCGATAATGTTTATAGATGAAAAGTCTTCACTATCACCACGACTTACGTCGACCCCCATTATGTAACGATGATCTTTAATAGGTTCTTTCCACAACCAAAGTGTTCCACTCATGAACTTTTCAATTGGTTGACGAAGCATATTCTTTGATATATTACTTTTAACTTCTTGTGAAACCACATCATCACCCGAACCAAGGAAGTCACATTCAATTTCCTGTGCGATACGTCTTTTATCCCATTTTAATTTACTTGCCATGGATTCATACCAAGGTGAATGGGGTTTGTAACCCTGTTCAATTACTTCATCGTAATTCCCGTTTACAGGTTCTTTTAATAATATTTCTTCATCGTCATATAGACCCCTATTTAACATATAATGAACCATGTCGGTTACCTTCAACCATCTTATATCTTTAGCGTACCTACGGTCTTTATACCACCTTAAATCGGTAATATGGAAGTTGTTTTCACCACGAATTGATTGATCGTAAATTGGAAAATAAATTGGGTCATGTCCGTTTGGTGTAGAAATTAAAATAATTTTACCACCCGTAGATAACGAAGCCATAGATGCCGCCCAAAAGTCTTCACCAGCTTCAATGAACGCCGCCTCGTCAAATATTAACATAGTTGGAGCAAATCCACGTAAAGCGTCCTTTGATGTTGCAACGGCTTTCACCTCACAACCATTT